ATCGATAGTACAACCGGAGGCACTGCTATTAACGGAGAGACATCGGCAAGCTTTGATATTCCAACGGATCTTCTGGCGGATACCTATTACTATTACTGTGTTCTTAGCCTTGTTGGTGCCAGTGATGTAACGACAACCGTAGCTACAGTGACGGTATCTTAATGGGAGGTAAATAGTAATGGCAGATGAGAAAATAAAATTAGATGAAGTATCAGAAGAGAGAAGCACGACAATAAACATCGGTGGTACTGACTTCAAACTGATCCTAACAACAAAAGCGACAAAGGCGATTGCCGGACGCTATGGTGGGCTTGAGAACTTAGGGGCCAAGCTGATGAAGACCGAGAACTTCGAGATGGCACTGGATGAGATTGTATGGCTGATAACCCTTCTGGCAAACCAGTCCATACTGATCCATAACATCAGGAATAAGGATGAGAAGAAAGAACTCCTCACCGAAGAGGAAGTTGAGCTTCTCACTACTCCCTTTGATTTGGCTGAGTACAAGAATGCCATCATGGCCAGTATGATGAGGGGAACCAAGAGAAACGTGGAGAGTGAACCCTCAAAAAACGAGGTGGTCGGGTAAGTGACGAAGAACTCTTTACCCGACTGATCTACTATGGCACAGCCCATCTTAACCGAAAAGAAGACGAGGTGTGGCTGATGCCTATCGGATACCTCATGGACCTTTGGGAATGTCACAAACAGTTCATTGGTATTGCAAAGCCAAAACTGGAGTTATTCATCGACGATGTTATTCCCTCATGGCTGTAGATGTCCTTTTGGTGCGTAAATAAACAAGTATATACGAACAAGAATGACAAAGATGAGGGTTGGCATGTGTGCTAATAATAAGCTTTAGATTTGCATGTATGTCATTTTCAGACTATAGGTAATGTAACATCAAAGACTTAAAATGTAACTGTAAGATTGTTACATTAAAAATCAAAAAGTTAAATTACACTGACACCGAAATATGGTGTCTCTTTTCATACCCTCTTATTGCTCACACAAAGTTTTTATTGCATAAAGTTATCGTATATGATAACATGTAATCGAAGGAAGTATTAGCAGAGGGGGGAACTAGGTTGGCACACGACGTTGAATTTTATCAAAAAGAAAATGGCGAAGTTCCAGTGAAAGACTTCCTAGAATCCTTACCTGTTAAACTAAGAGCTAAGACTTTTCGAGAAATTGAACTTTTAAAAGATCATGGACTTGACCTGAGAGAACCGCATACAAAATCAATTAAAGGGAAAGATAATAAAGGAATTTATGAATTGCGAGTTAAGTTCTCTACGGATATAGCTAGAGTATTCTATTTTGCATATACTGGTAGTAGATTTATCTTGCTCCATGGTTTTGTGAAAAAAACTAATAAGACTCCTTCGAGGGAACTTGATAGAGCAAGAAAATATAAAGAGGATTATGAAAGAAGGTGTAATGATGAGTAAAGTGAATGTGAAAACGAAATCTGCCGGAGTAAAGTTCGAAGATATTAAGGCTCAACTTATGGAAGATGCTGAATTTGAAGAAGAGTATAACAAATTACAACCAAGATACGAATTGATTTCACAGATTATCGAAGCAAGAAAAAGCATGAAAATGACTCAAGAAGAATTGGCAAAAAGAGCTGGAACCAGAAAATCTAATATCTCCAGGCTTGAAAGTGGGTCCTATAATCCATCGTTAGACTTCCTTATTAAAATTGCTAAAAGCTTAGGTAAAGAAGTTCATATAGATATTCGGTGACGATTGATTTTTATTAGTTAACTTACTTTCAACCAAAAACAAAATACTAATTTTTTAGGACACTTCAAATGAGGTGTCTTTTTTCATGCCTAAAGAGGAGGAGGTGAGTCATAATGGCTGATAATTTTGGGTTAAAGATTGGTGTGGAAGGCGAGAAGGAGTTCAAGAATGCCCTCCGAGATATCAATCGAAGCTTCAAGGTGCTGGGTTCTGAAATGAATCTTGTTACCTCACAATTTGATAAGCAGGATAAGTCCATTCAGGCGATGACAGCAAGAAATAATGTGCTTAATAAAGAGATTGATGCTCAGAAAAACAAAATCAATACCCTTGAAGCCGCTCTTAAAAATGCCTCCGACTCCTTTGGTGAGACCGATAGAAGAACGCAGAACTGGGCTATTCAACTTAATAATGCCAAGGCCGACCTCAACAAGATGGAAAATGAACTGGATAAGAATGTTCAGGCTATCGATGAGATGAATCAAGGCTTTAATGAAGCAGAAGATGGTGCAGGTGGATTCGCTGATGCTGTGAATGATGCAGCCAATGAAACAGATGATGCCTCGGGGAAGTTTGAAAAACTGGGTGGAGTGTTAAAAGGAATCGGTGCAGCAATTGGAGCTACCGTTCTTGCCATTGGCTCAGCAGCAGTTGCTACAGGAGCAAGTCTCATTAAATTGGGCGATGAATACAATATGGCGGTCAATCAGATTTCAGCATCCACCGGGGCTACTGGTCAGGAACTGGAGGAGTTGGGCGAAGTCGCTCAAAATGTGTATAAGCATAACTTTGGTGACAGTTTAGAAGATGTGGCTAATGGCATATCTGAAGTGAAAAAGACAACCGGACTCATGGGCCAGGAACTAGAAAAGGCTACAGAGTCCGGTTTTGCTTTAAGGGATACCTTTGGATTCGAACTTCAGGAATCTGCAAGAGCTGCAGGAGCACTCATGAAGAACTTCGGAATCTCTTCTGAAGAAGCCTATAACATTATTGCAACGGGTGCTCAAAATGGTGCTGATAAAAATGGGGATCTTCTTGATACGTTAAATGAATATTCTAATCAGTACTCAGCCTTAGGATTAAGTGCAGATGAATTTATCGCAGGACTTATTGGTGGTGCCGAAGCAGGAGCGTTTAGTATCGATAAGATTGGTGATGCGGTCAAGGAGTTTAACATCCGGGCCAAAGACGGAAGCAAAGGAACCATTGAAGCTTTCACTTCCCTTGGATTCAATGCCGATGAGATGACTCAGAAGTTTGCCCAGGGCGGGGAAACGGCCAGTGATGCATTCTATTCAGTTGTGGAAAGGCTGAATGAAATTGAAGACCCACTTTTACGTAACGCTGCAGGGGTCCAGCTCTTTGGTACGCAGTTTGAAGACCTTGAAGCAGGAGTCCTACCGGTCCTTGCAGGCATGAAAGACAGTACCATTGCAACGAAGGATGCTTTAAGTCAGATTACCGAAGTGAGATACGATAATCTTTCAGATGGATTTGAAGGGGTGAAGAGATCCCTTCAAGGTGTGTTTCTACCGGCAGTTAGTGAGGTGTCTGCAGGTATTACTGACCTGTTCTCGGGACTGTCAAACGGAATCAATGAAACAGACGGTGACTTTGAGAAGATTTCAGAGGTTATCGGAGAAACGGTGAGCGGTATTACCACGCTGATAACAGAACAACTTCCTCAGTTTGTTACCTTGGGATTGAACATCATTTTGGCTTTGGTGGGTTCAATCGTAGAGAATCTTCCTATGATTATCGACTCTGCCATGCAGATTGTGTTGACGCTCTTAACCGCACTCATTGAGGCTTTACCACAGATTACAGAAGGGGCCTTATACCTGGTGATGGCTTTGGTGGATGGGATTATCGCCAATCTGCCGGCTCTGATTGAAGCAGCTCTTGTGATGATTGTGACCTTAGCCACTGGGATTGCAGAGGCGCTTCCCGAGCTGATTCCATCCATTGTACAGGCGATTATTCTTATTGTGGAAACACTTATTGCCAACATGGACCAGATTTTGAATGCCGCTTTTCAGTTGATTCAGGGTCTGGCTACCGGTATTTTAAATGCCCTACCAGTATTAATTGAGGCTTTGCCTCAGATCATTAGTAGCATTGTGAGCTTCTTAGCTGGAAACTATCCAAAGATTATCGAGAATGGGATTCAGCTGACTATTCAACTGGCAGCTGGACTTATCAGAGCGATTCCACAGCTAGTAGCTCAACTTCCACAGATTATTACGGCCATGAGTTAGAACGGTGCCTGTCACATGAGTTTATGAGTTATTGAAAGTATTGAAAGTATTGAAAGTATTGAAAGTATTGAAAGTATTGAAAGTATTGAAAGTAAAGAACGGTGCCTGTCACATGAGTTTATGAGTTATTGAAAGAGTTTAATTTTAAAGTATATGATCTTA